TCCGGCAGATCCTCCACCAGATTCCGCTTTTTGTTAAATGCGTATACAAGAGAGTTTTCATCACGGACCCACTCGCCCAGATACTCCCGCCGGTAGGTGGCATCCTCATCATCCCATCCATTTTCCTCGCGCCGCCTTTCCAACCAAGCCGCTGCACCAGGTAAGTGCGGATTTTCCAATAACGTCCAGAAATGCTTCTCCCACGGTGATCGATCCAGCTGGTCCATGTCATAAAAATACCCCGCCGCACTCGCCGCAGGCGTGCCAAACATCCATACTGATCCATCATAGTCCAGCAGCGCAGGCTCCAAGATATCATCCACCAATGTCTCCAACGTCTTGCTCCTGATACTCTGGCACTCATCAATCACGCACAATGAATATTTCGGCCCTCTAAACTTCTCAATCTCCTGCTCATCCTGGCACCCGCCCATGATGATCTGACTCCCATTAGGAAATCTTACAATCAGCTGGTTCTCTAAAAACTCCATCCCAAATCCCCAGTTGCGCTCAATCTCCCTTAACGTGGACCATACAATCCTTCTCGCATTTTTAATCGACAGCGTGATGTAAGGCACCAAAACATTGTCCGTCTCAATCGCAGCCCTCACCAATCCCACTGCTGCCAGATGCGTCTTGCCCGCACGCCTGGAACACCGCGCCAGCTTCTTCTTCCGGCCACTCTCAAAAAACTCGCGCTGCTTGGGATGTAAACTGTTTACCAGTGAATCCCCAACCGCCCGTAACTTGTCCCGGACTCCGTCCCTAGCTCGCTTTCTTCTTACGGCCTCTTCCACCAGCAGACGCTGTTCCCGCGTCCACCCCAGATTGTTTGCCGCTTCCCTTCTCGCTCGCTTTTTTGGACTTCCTGCCATCTTCCTCAGTCTCAAAAACTAAAATGTGATGCTTTGGTATATAACGCACCCACTCACCCGCACGCTCCACCCGCAGCAAATCCTCCATTAACTTCAAACTGATCTTATCCCCAGCTCGCAACATATCACCAGAATATCCGGGTACCTGAATCACTGAGCTGAAAAATACCTGACTTAATTCCATGCCATCATCCTATAAGGGTTCCATAACCATCTGATCCCCGGCCATGCACGATACAAAGCCGGTGTCCTGTGACTCATCACTACCTCATCTCCCCACAAACCCGTTTCCCGCAGCAACCACGATCCCAATCCAAAACGGCGGAATGCACTCTTGACATAAATGAAATGAAGACAGTCCACCTCGCTCACGCTGAAACCCCATACCGTGTCACGGCTGTCTGGGTCACAAATGAGCGTAATGTCGGTGAAGGGGAAAAGTTTTTTGAGGAGTGTGTCGTGGTGCCTAAGGTGGATACCCCGGGGTACGGGGCAGGGCTGGTACCCCCCTGGCCGCCGAGAACCATCCAACTTAACTGATATATCAGATACTGACATATCAGATCTTAGGTACTGATTCCAAGGGCTGTGATCTGCTGCAGCCCGCGTCATGCAATCTAGGACTAGGCCCAGCGCCTGATCATCTGGCTCCGGGCTGCGGACTAGCACCTGGATCTGCTCGCCATCACGCCCGTCCAGGGTAACACACGGATCTGTAGACCGTGAGCCTGCTGCTGATGTCCTTGATATCATTGGCGATTCTTCTGGCATCAGCAGAATTGTGAATATATTGTGAACATTTAGTTCTCGATTTGCTGCTCGATTTCCAATCCTGCTGCGTTCAGCATCTGTGGATCTTTGCGTAGCTCATCCAACAGCTGCGAGTCTGACAGCCTGCCGAGATTGACCTGGATCTGTGACACGGCCTGGATATCATTCCACTGGTCCGGGCGGCGGTTCTTCAGATAGAACACAGCGGCCTGCGTGTTCCCGGCTTCAGCCTGCTCCACCAGCGCAGAGGTTACGCGCCGAACTCCTTGCGCGCGCCCGCGCGATATAGATTTCTCAAGATCCTCGTAATCGGATTTCTTCTCACTGAACGTGGTAGGATGCAGCCCAATATTCCAAGCGATGTCTTGCTCGTTGAGGCCACTGGCAGCCATCTGCTCAATGTCCCGTAAGATCTCTGGGGTTGGAATCCATTTCTTAGCCATGATTGCAGTGGTATCGTCCAGTTTGATGCTGCGTCAAGCTTTTTTTTACGCCTGCGTTTGAGCTTCCCAGCTGTTGGGTGAGAACTCCAGTGCTGCGATGAGCTGGTCCTTGGTCATGTACCTGGACTTTCCGGGCTTGATAGACTTGAGCCTGCCGGATCTACACCAGCGTTGGATGGTGCGCTCAGTGATGTTGATGTTGAACTGCTTCAGGTAGAAGTCAGCGGCTTGTTTGCTGTCGTAGTATTTCTGAATCATACGGCCTCTTGCTGATGGTTTTGGATGAGTTGATTGACATCAATGCCCTCTTCAAAGGCGGCTTTGATGATGGCAGTGTCGATGCCTTTGCATTGATCTCTGACTTTCAGGGCGTAAGCCCCATAGGATCTCATGCCAGTGGCTGGCGGTTTAATATCTCTGACGGGTTCAGGATCTGCTGCTTTCTGTGCTTTAGCTTCCTCAGTCATCCAGGTTTGCCACTCCATGTTCCTGAGGATGTACTTGGCTTTCTTAGCGTATCTGGCCCTGGCTCTTGAGTGAACAGATCCGTAGCTAAAAGCAAACTCCAGCAGTTCCTTTTCATGATCGGGCTGCAGCTCTTGGTAGAGTTCAAATGCTTCAGCTTTGTCTTCATGCTTTGGATAGATCTTCCAGAATTTTTCAAACGCCTCAGAATATTCGGGTGCATCTGTAGTTATTCTTTTCCTTCTTTTTCCTTCTTTTCTTTCTTTTCCTTCTTTCTGTTGTGGTTGGCCGCTGGTTAGTTGCTGGTTAGGCGTTGGTTGATCGCTGGTTAGTTGCTGGTTGCTACCCTGGTTAGTGATCTGTTTCCAATCCTGCCAGGTTGAGTAATTGCAGACGTTGATAAGGGTTCCACCGTTGGTTGGACTGATGGTTATCATTTGGCACCTTGCGAGATACTTTTGTGCCGTTCTGATCTGCTGCCGTGACAAGCCTAATGCATCCGAGTCTCTTGATGCAGATGATATGAAGCTGCCGCGCACCAGCATATGCTCCTCATTATTCCACCACACTTTGTGATCCTTCCAGGCTGCCGATTCTAGGCAATGCATCCAGTAACTGAACAGCACTGGCTTGGATCTTATGTGATGGGTCTTTAGGTTTCTGTGGTACAGAATAAAGCCGTCCGATGGCGTTGCAGTCATCAGCTCACCATGGGTTCAGGTTTTTGTATCTGGTGATCTTCTTCATCCAGATATTCTTGCACCCGGTTAAAGACCTTGGCCTGTTCATGTAAAAACATGGTTACGTCCTTCAGCATATCGACAACAATTTTCATGGTTTCATGCGATATTTGATTCTTTTTTAACTCTAAAATCTCATCAATTATATATTCTAAATCCATCATGCGGTTTGCACTTAGTTCATCAAAATGATGCAAAATATTTTTATATTGTTCATCAGTCATTTTGCTTTTTCCTTTCCACTTCTTTGATCAGTTTTCTCAATAGTTTCTGCGGGTTGTATTTGATGCAGCCACGGTGCAGGATCTCTGCTTTGAAAGGCTTGGGGTGTTCCTCTTCCGGGTTGATTTGCCAGATCATGATTCAATATCGTCAATGATTTCTGTGGGAACATTGGCCGGGTGATATTCTGCAGGCTCCGGCGGTTCAATGCGGTTGATAGTTCCTCCGCGTTTTAGATATTCCTTCACAGCTGCATTAACCTGGTCCCTGGTGAGGGGTGCAGCTTTTTGTTTTGATGGGATCATGCGCGGCATAGGCTCGTAATCTTGTAGAAATAGTTCACGGCGTTTTAAATAGTTCACCAGATCCTGATGCTCGATCAGAATCCCGGAATGATCATGGGATACCCTACGGTGTTTCAGCTCACCAGCGCGGCAGCTGCGCCGCAGGGTATCGATATGCAGACCTGAGATTTCAGCTGCTTCCGCCAGCTTCATCTTTTTCCTGGTCAATAGCTTCCAGCTGTTCCTGACCTAGTTTTTCCAGATCTTTGATCTGCTTTGCAGTGAATCCAATCTGCGGCCACTTCATAGACTTGGAAACTTTGAGGTAGCTTTCCAGATCACGTTTGCGCGTGTAGCTTCTGATCTTGTCCTGGGCCAGCTCATACGGGGTTTTGGCATCCACCTCAATCGACACGGGGCCGTCTTTGGTTTCTGCTACTTTCTCAATGACCTCGGCTTGCTCTTGCAGATTGTTTTCATCATCTATTTTTTGATCAATTGCAGATTCAAGGCGCTTCTGCAGATCAGATTGCTTCTGCTCTGCTTCTTCAGTGATGTCCTTCATCTGGCGCTTATCCGGGTCATAACCCATGTCACGGGCCTCATCCTCGTCAATCAGATTGCTGCCACCAAATGCGACACGGACGCCCTGCATGATGGCTTTGTGGCGCAGCATCCTTTTCGGAAACTGCTTCCAGGGTTCTGTGTTCCGTTTGCACTCGTCCATTTCCTCTTCAATGATGGTGGGATGGGAACGGTCCTTCCGATGGATCTTGCAAGTTGCCGATATGACTTGCCCTTCCCCATCCCGGTTCAGGTTCACTTCCATGCCGTCAAATGCAGGGTGACGGTTAGCTATCGCAATGAAACCGTCTACGCCGATCATGGCCTTGACTCCGCCTTTGTGCGGAAACGCATGGATCTGATCTGTCAATGGATTCAAATCGACTTCCTTGGCCACCATTAAAAATGCAGCCAGGTGTTCATTGCTGACGTTTGCACTTGGCATCACTGTCTTTTTCACAGTGTCCAAAAATGCTTCACGTTTCATTTCATATTTATCTGCCAAACTGGCAACCAACGATTTATTTTCTTCACTCATTTTTTGTCTCCTTTTGGAAGCAGGCGTTTCATTCTGCCGGACCAATGTTTCAGGCTCGGCTTCTCTAGTTTTCTCACAATACTATCGACTGGATTCATAGCTCCTCTATCGTTTAGTTTTGAAAGACCTGGCAGCGTTGGCATGATGCCGTTTTGCTTAACTGGTAATGTTAAGATTGTTAGTCTTTGCCAGCATGATTCGGCTCAAGGGATGGCCAAGGAGGTGCTGGCACCAGGTTTAACCAGGTCTCAATTCACTTAACATTTCCTCCAAATTTACAAACTTCACAATTTCTAAGGGACACGCATATGTCACTGCTTTGGTGCCTCTGCGTGAATCCGTTATTTCACGCTCTGACCAGTACATCTGTGTGTCCTGATTAATCATCATGGCGTGTGTACCCATACGATTTAAAATGATGTAGCCAAGCGGCTTTTCCCGCGCGTTATCCCAGGATGATTTAGTGCATACCAGGGCGTCTTTAAATGGATAGTCTTGGATGCCGGTCCAGTCATTAGTTTGCTGTTTGACTTCAATTCTTTTCAGCACGCACAGATCACCAAGATCCGCATACTGTTCTCGTTCATTGTGTGTCGGCGCGTAGTGCAGCCCATTCACCTGGATGTTCATTCCTAACCGGGTCAGATACATAGCCACGGCACAGACGGCAGACTGCGATTGATGCAGCTGTCTGAGGAAATGCCGGTGCGTTTGTTTGTTCATGGATACTGCAGCCGGTTCATCATCCACTGAGGCACAGTCATCAGATCATGCCCGGTGCCGTAGCCGGTAGGCATCACGTTAGATTCCCAACGCTGCCACAGCTGCACGGCGCGGTACACCTCTGTGATTCCAATCTCAATCCACTCTTTATCCAGGCCGATGACGTTGACCTGGTAAGGCGGTTCATGCTCGATCAGAATGTAATAATATCCGTTGACGGTGTAACCGAGCTGCCGCCACAGCTCGACTTGCAGCCCCGCCTGAATGTAGGTTTTCCAGTGGAAAAAATCTTTGAGCCATGCGTCTTGATGGGCCTGGCCAAGCTGCCTGCTTTTGATGTCAACCAGATCCCCGGAAAACTTACTGCAATCTAAATCAGGGCGGGCTTTGACACGGGTCTGCAGCACCTGGCCAAACCCGGACTTTTCAAACTTTGCATTTTCCAGAAACAGTTTTGCTTCTGGGTGTTCCCAGGCTTGGTAAGAACATGACTGCGCCATCGCTTCCTGGGCCTTAGTAATGACGGTGCGGTCACCAGATGCCTCTTCAAAGATGTTCCACTTTTCTTTTCCTTCTTTGGTCCGCCGGTCTACATCTGGCGCGACTGCATATTTCTCATGGAAACCAGGCCAGTCTTCTACTGCGTCATGGATAATGTGGCCGCGCAGCATGGCCGGTGTCATATCTTTGGGATGGCTTTTGTTGTGCTGTGCCAGCTGCGGGCTTATCTGAACATCCATCAGATTGTGTGCAGACATGGCAGGATGAGCGTGATAATCCTGCAGGCTCATGCCTTCATGCTCTGACAGCAGCGGATTTAAAACGGAGTGTACTGATGTATTTTGTCCCATGTGGCATTTCTGACTATTGATATGGATTCCTCAACTTGCTCGATGGAGCGGACGATGAAATACCAGCCACCATGCACGGTGATGGTTTTCTCAAATTCTTTTTGGCTGTGGGTCTGGCGGCCTCTGGCATTCTTAACCTCAAACCAAATTCCGATTGGCAGCCCTTCCACCATTAAGGTGCAGTAAATATCTGCCATGCCTTTCTGCTGGCTTGGGCGATACCGGCCAGGCTTGCCGGGGATTGGGATTCCGATCACGTTGATGCGGAACATTTGCAGATGATCCTGGTATGCAGCCCACTGGAGGATGCTGCGCTGGACCATTGCTTCTGAACTAGTTACTGAAGTAACCCGCATTTCTCTCTCGCATCTGTTCCATTTCCTTTTCCAACCGGGTCAAGGTTTTGGTTTTTTCTACTTCAGGCAAGAGCTTCTCAGCGATCTGGAAGAACCTATGAAGGTCACGCTGAACATCACGCAGCTGGGCGATGTAGGTGGCCATTAATTTTTTTTCAGCGTCTTGCATTTTTATGTTGACTCAATGTCGTTATGTTGATATAAAGTACACAAACGGTTATTAAAACACTCTGTGTGCTATACAAATGCCGCAAAGTTTTATTATTGTCAACCTAAAAAATCAAGCAACTTGTGGAAAAACTTTTAAGACTTGTTGAGTTGCGTGCAGAGATTCTGGAGCTGTTGCCTTACAAGGCTAATGTTTATCCCTATGATCCTATGACTGGTGAGTGGGGTGATGGCACTAAAATGGGCAGGGTTAGAAGGCAGATAGAAGAGCTGAAAAAACTTGGTTACAACAAAAACCGCCGCAAGGCTTTGCAGCAGATATGTCGTGAGATTGTTGCAACCTATAACGATTTAAAGAGAAAGGGCAAAATATGAAAAACCTGAAAGACCTCAAAAAGTTCAAGGGCAACCAGCGCGGTGCTGACTTCAAACTAGAGCCAGCTGGCAAGCTACGTTCTCAAACATCTGTTGAGCAGATCCGCAAGCTGCGTCCTGACCAGGTGAATGTCTTGGCTAAGATCCAAAAGCCAAATGCTAAGAAAGGCGTGTTTAAGTTTCATGTCATCTGCAGGCTTGACCAGCTGCCAGATACCGATCAGCTGACTTGGATCATTGGCAAGATACAACAGATCAAAAATGAGCAGCTCCTTAAAAATGACGCTGTGCCAGATGCTGATGCTGTGGTCACTATCAAGACCTTGATCAACAAATATAAGCTAGAGGTTCTGGTCCATAAGAAAGACGTTTGGACTGCATCGCAGCGCCTTGATTATTGGGCCGAGCAGATTGGTGATGAGGATGTCAAGGCCCAGGATCTCCCTGCCAAGATCAGTGCCTGCAAGCGTAACCTACGCGACACTGTCAGCGGTGCGACAGTCAACAGATATCTCAGCTGCTTGTCCCAGGCATTCAGCTACGGCATCAAGGAATTATTCTGGTGTACCATTAACCCGGTCAAACTGGTTACAAAGGAAAAAGAAAACGGTGACATTAACAACTGGCTACGCGAGGACCAGCTTGCTGCACTGTTGGCCGAGGTGGAAAAGTCAGAGTCAGATCAGCTGAAAGACCTGGTCATCTTCTGTTTATCCACAGGCTGCAGAATTTCCGAGGCAAAGGGTTTGCATTGGCATGACATCGATTTTACCAGTAACAAAATCAACTTCACGCACGCCAGGCGCAGAGTTTTGGCAGCTGGAGCCACTGAGGTTGACGGAAAAGTAGAATACGATTACGTTAAGGATGCTGTTGATGAAGGTTTAAAAAACGGCAACAGCATTAAAGTTTTGGACATATCAGAACAGCCGGAGCTGCGGCAGCTGCTGCTTGAGCGGAAACTGCGTAGTTCTACGGACCTGGTATTTCCTAACGTGGATGGCTGCAGAAAATCATGGGCTAATGCACTGCGCCGCGCAGGCATCAAGGGTTTTAGATTCCATGATCTGCGTCATACTTGTGCCAGCTATTTGCTGCAGAGCGGCAAAAGCCTGGTATATGTAGGTGCCTATCTTGGGCATAAAGGTATCGCCAGCACTCAACGGTATGCTCATCATGCAGATGAGCTTTCCAAAGAAGCAGGCGGCATTCTCTCAAAACGTATTTATAAGAAAGGATAATGTTATGGTAATTAAAGACTATGCGCTTAGGGTTGTGGGCAAATGGTCCCGGATGGATCAATTAACGTGGTTGGGATCATTTGAAATAGGAGGCAACTATGGCCCCTAAAATAATACGCGTGATGGGAAACCACGCTAAAAACCTCACCCATTCTGCTCCTGATGCAAGAAATAACAATTACTGCTTTACCCGTAGAAGAAGAAAAAAAGCAACTACGGAGTATCATCCACCTCCTTTTATTACATATGAAAAAACGAGATACAGAAATCGGCAAGCGGCTCAAGCTGCTGCGCCAGGAAGCCGGACTAAAGCAGGCAGACATTGCCAAGCTAGTTGGCCACTCCAATACAGCTGTAGGCCGCATCGAGCGCGGTGAACAGACTATTGATTTAAAAACTATTTTAGCCTATAAAAAACAATTTAATGTCTCTGCAGATTACATCATTGATGGAGTCAATAATGGAAATGAAGATATTTCTGATAGGCTTAAATTTGCAGAGCAGTATATTGATAGGCTGGAAAACATTCTTAAAAATAGGACATGAAAGAAACCGATCAGCGCAAAGCACTGGAGTACCTGTACAGGCTCCGGCTGCTGCTGCGTGGAGACAAAAAGACGCTCATGGAAGAGCGAGAAAAGGAGGCCAGCGTATCCAAATCTGCGTGAAATATTCACAAGATATTCACAATTGCCGGTACTGGCTGGATGCTGGTACCCGCAATCCGTTGCAAATACTGCACGGAGATGGATGCGTCACTGGTGGGCGCCCCGGTCTTCAAAACCGGGGTGCTATAGTAATATCAACAACTTAACAGCAAAAAGTATATTCACAAATGTTCACAATTGCAGAAAATATTCACAATTATGTTCACAATTAATAACGCTTTTTCCTGCCGCGCTTCTTCTTTTTCAGGGCCTTACCTTTGCCCTTCTTCATCTTGCTTTTGTATCTCATCATTCTGGTAATCCTGGGGTGTATTTTACTGTGCCGTTTTCATCACGGCTGGCGGTTAAAACTTTGTTTTCATTGTTGCCAGTTAGGTCATAACTAACATGGACCCATCCACTGTGCGGCCCTTTACTTTCACGATAAAATTCAAGAATGAGCTGTGAAAATTTCAGATTGTCTCTGATCCACATAGCCAGCTCCAGGTTGCTTACCTCGACATCAAAAACCTCGATATCTGCAGCAGACTTATACACGTTGCCATGATCGTCTTCACTGCAGCAATGTGAACTCGTTTTTGACCCTCCCACCAAAGCATTAACCTCAGGTGAGCGGTAACAGCTGTTCACCTTAACTGGACCAAACCGATCACGCACCGGCTGCAGAACTTTCTGCGCCAGTGTCGTTATCGCTATTAGTGCTTTTTTGGGTGGCTTGTTAGAAAGCCCGTTTCTGATCGCTGTGGTGCTGGCAGTCAGTTCTTCAATCGTAAAATTCTTGCTGACTCGGACTGCCATCAGATCATCCCTTGACCAGATCGAGGAGGGATTTATGGTTATGGCTACTATCATCATTAATAGCGCCATCCAGTGCCTCCCTGGCTTCTTTTGGTAGCTTATCAAGATGTTCTTCTAAGTTTTTTTCAACAAAATCAGTGGCCTTATCTTTTACGATTTCAGCCAACATGTTCCCTATCATTGGCAAAACTAAATTCAGCATGGGTTCCTTTCCTTCAGCTGTGTCCGGCGTACCGAACAGTTTTAAAAAAAAATTAAGCATTCTGTTTTTCACCTCCTTCCTTAAGTTCCTCAGTTACAGATGCACTATTATCTGTGTCTTGGGATTTAGTCATATCGCTAGACGCATCACCAAAATAAAAGGCGCCTAATTGTGCTAAAATGACGGTGAGACTACCCACCATTACCTGGGTTAAACTGGATATTTTGTCGGACATCTCACCTTCAAAAATAAACAAAAAATAGATAGTGGCGCTGTAAACACCAAGAACTAAAATTGCTAGTAAAAATCTAAATCTAGCCCGCGATAATTGAATGCGGTCTTGCACTGACATACCGTTGCCATTTTTCTTTTTTGGTTCAGGATCTGTTCTAACTATTTTCTCAATCGTTTCAGCCACGGCCACCTCCTATTCTCCCGGAAATTATAAAATCCTTCATGGTTTCCAGCTCCCGCTCTAGGTTGGTCATCTTGGAATTTATTGCAGCAATATCAGTTTTAACTTCAATAATGTCCGTTTTGTCCAGGCTTTCCCGTACCAGGTTCTGCAGTTCATCAGTCAACTTAATTCTATCCTGCCGGGCCTGTGTCTCTGTGCGGAAAAAATACAGTGCCAAAACCAGCAGCATAGCTCCAACTATTCCCTGACCCATAAACATATCCACCAACATATTTGGCAGCTCGTTCAGGCTGCTCTGCTGCGGCTGTGGTTGCGGCTGGTAATATTGTGGCGGCGGCCCTTCACCCATGCCTGGATGCTGTGCCATAAGTTTGTCAGCAGCTGCCGGGCTGCTTATTGCCATAAATAGGCTTATTAAAATTATTGTTCTCATAAGGCCATTGCGGACTGTGCTTCAGTTTCTAGTTTAGGCGCGTTAAATTTTCCGCCTAATGACGCAGCTGGCTGACGTTGATTTTGAAAATACTGCTGCGTGTTTTGTATAAATGATGCTTCTAGGGCCTGGTCTACCGGCTGACCAAGAAACCTGGAAAGGCTGGCGCGTTGACTGAGATCCAGCTGCGGTGGCTTGGTCATAAATGCTTCCATCATCCGGCGCACCTGGTCCTGGTATAATCTTGGGAAAACCGCATTCAAGGTTTCCATGTGTTCTTTGGCCAGTGATCCAGCTGCTAGATGCTGCAGCGCACGGTTAGGATCATTCACAATCTCAACGTGCCGCATGAATCGCATGATGTCCGGCATGGGTGGCAGCAGGCTGTCATCCTGGTTAAAGACTACTTGCTTTCCTGCAATCGGATTCATCGGTAGCTTTTGACTGAGATGGCTGACGGCGTTGCTCATGATCTGCACAAACTCGGCGTTCATGGATTGGTTGCCGTCTACTTCCGGCAGCATATTTTCTATGCGTGCATAGAGTGTTTCCGGGTTACTGGAAAAGTTTTGTATGTCTTTGCGTATCTTTTTAAATTGTTTGCGCGTTTCCTCCGGGCTGTCCGGCGTAGGTGCTGCAATCTTAATGGTGCTGGCAGCTCCGGCCTGTGTCAGTTTGCTGATAGTGCTTTGTATTGCACGCTCGGATTTTCCTGCCAGGTTTAATGTCTCGCCGTAGTCTGTGATGCGTCCCATAGTCCGGGCCAGCAGCAGCTCCCCGTTATCCCGTAAATATTTTCTGGCCAGTGCCGTACCGGCAAACGTAGCAGCTGCGCCCAGGCCGCCGGTCAATAATGAATCTGCTGCTAGAAATCCTGATGTCGCAAAACCGCCGCCCATGATGTAGCTGGTCAATGGCAGCCGGTTGTTCACAGCTTGCCTAGCAGCTGCACCGGCAGAGATGTCGCGGATCTGCTTCAGGGATTTATAGATTTCTTTTGCTTCTATAAACTCGGCCTTCACGTTTTTTGGAAGTGCGTCAAATTTCTGCAGGCGTCCGGCTACAGCATCCAGAGCGTTCTCGGATTCCTCGCGGATGATCCTGGCCATGTCCTGGAAATAATCGTAGTTTTCTGGATTCTTTTTGTAGTCCGCCAGGTTGCGCTGATACCAGCGTTTTAATCCTTCTGATTCCCGGAATGACAGCCTCTTGCCTAGCCCAAGCGCCCTGGCCACTTGCTCCTGCACGCCAATCATGTTTTCAAATGCTTTGTCCCGGAATGCTTCTATGCTCCGCGCTGCACGGCGCTGCTTGGCAACCATCTGAGGGTCTTTGATGATGCCTCTACCAAGTGCTGCCGGGTTATCCAAAATTTCCTTAATCATGCGGTCAGCAATCATGTCCGGGTCAAACCTGAGATCTGACACAGGCACGCCGGATTTTTTTGCAGCGTCATCAACCTTAGTGATTAGGTCATCAATCTTTTGTCCGTATGCTGGCAGCAAAACGTCATCCAGTTCTTTGACTAGCTCTTCAGCGTCATTAAGGTTTTGCAGCACGCCTTTCTTGTCTAATTCTCTAATGCGCTGACCGAGCTGCTGCACCGCTTCCGGGTACTTGCCTTTCTTAGTGACCAGGTTCCATTCTGGTTTGCGCGGATCGAGCGCCCGGAAATAGGCTTCATCTGTAATCTTTTTAAATTTACCGGCGCCAGTAGTCAGAACAGTGGACAAGGCCCCCAACAGGCCCCCAGCTGCGGCACCAAAACCAGCGCCAGCATAAACATGATCTGCGAGTAATGGATAGTTTTGATCATCACTGAGAAGGTAATCACTGTTGGCATACATTGATCCAACCACAGCGCCCTCGGCAGCTCCTCCAGCTGCACCTTTGACCACTCTACTGTTCAAAGTAGATCCCAACCGGCGTGCGCTGGTTTCTGCTACCAGCTTGTTTCCTGCTCTTGCGGTCAGGCTCGATGCTGCCCTTGCAGCTCCGCGTGCGGCTAATGATGTCAGACCAAATGGAAATACCAGGCTGCCAATCTCACCGGCTGCTGTCGCTATCGGATTAAGATCTCGGTAGGCTTTTATTTCTTCCGGGGTGTATCCAGCAATCTGTAATGCGCCGTCTGATAAACCAAAAGACAAACCACGCATCGCACCAAAGGCTAATGCTGTACCGGGTGAATCTGCTGCTATTTTCTCTAAATCTTTGCGTTCAACGTAATCGGTAGGTGCGTAACTGTAGCCTGCACGCAGGGCCAGGTGAGCGTTTTCTGCAGGAACATTGAAGAGCTTGCCCTGGTCATCCTGAACTACAATTTCCTGGCCTGCTATAAACGCATAGTCACCAGAATCAATCAGCTCACCAACGCGCTCATCTGCTACGTTGACGCCAGCGCCAAGTCTAAAATCCCAAAGTCTTGCCATCAGTTTCTAGCTTTCAATCCTGGAACGCTCTGCGGCGTTTGGTCATATTGAAATTGCGTAGCACTGACGCCCTGGGCTTTCATCTTATTTTTATAATCATCAATCAGCTGCGTGCGGAAATTGCGGATCGATTTTTTAGCTGTGCCTAACAGTGCTGAAAAACTGTTGTCCATGGTTGTTGGAATCTGTGCTGTGTTCAGGCCGATTTCCCGCTCTGCGTAGTTAGCACCAAATCCATTCAAATTCTTAAATGCTGTTTCCAGCTTTGCTGTGATCTGATCAATTTCAGATCTCGTCTGGCTAAAAATTTTAGGTGCAAACCTGGAAGTATCATCAAGCAACGGTTCTAGCCTGTTCAGCAAATCATTAGCTGTGTTTGTCAGATCATGGAACTCGCGCATTTTTATGCCTTCTTTATCACTCAATGCCTGGTATCCAGCAAACGCCACAGGGTTGCCTTCTTTGTCGTTTATAATAATTGGTGGCACTGACTTAGCCCGCTGACCCTGATTAAGTTTTGCCTGCGTTGCTTGGAAAGTTAGGAAAATATCTTTGTAATAATTAGCTACAGCCAGCTGGTAAGATTTATCAGTCTGTTCTTTTTCCTGCTGCAGCATCTCGCTGATTCTTTCCAGGCTGCCAATAGCTGTGGCTTTTTGCAGATTAAACTGCGCCACTCCTTCCATGCGCCTGGTTTCATTTATCAGCTGCTGAATGATTTCACCACGGCGCCGTATAAGATCCAGCCGTTGGTTTTCTGCAGACTTGATCCGCATATTTTTAGAATTCAGGAATTTATCCTGCTCGTTATCTACAAACGCCATGAGCATCTGCATGGCCTCGTTTGGTGTCCTGGTCAATGCAGATCCAGCTGCACCAATGGCCGCGCCTAATATGGCCAGCACCTTGTTCATTCCTTCCAGGACTGGCTTTTGTTTTTCCTGTGCTATGTCTGCAATTTTATCTTCATAGCTGTTGATTTCTGTTGTCAGCTGATCCCGGAGCTGCATCAGCTCACCAGGTTTGCTCATAGGATAAAAACCGCCCTCGGTGTCATCTATGCTGAGAGCTTTAACCTCATTGATGATGTCATCAAATACTGTTTTTACTTTTGGGTTTGTGATGGTTTCACCAACCTTGGTTGCTTCCGCATCAAAATTTGTTTGATCCAAGCTGACTTCAGTAGCTTGTGCATCTGTTTGGTCAGCATCCTCATCCTGCACCATCTGCTCCGGCGTTGTTGCAGCTGCTTCTGTAACTGCTTTTTTTGCCTGGTCTGCTTTCTCAAATGATTCTGTGGTTTCAGTGACCTCAACCTCAGGCTGGTCTGATCGCATTGCAGAATCACGGGCGCCTAATGTAAAAATGTTGCCCCGGCGGTTTTGCCGCGCACCTGGCAATGGATTGCCTTGTCCTAATTCCATTGATTCCCGGAATGGACTCATCCGATCTAAACGATTTAATGACTGGTCAATCTCAGTGCCTGCTTGTTCAAACTCTTGTTCTGTTGGCACGGGCATATCGCCTGACATCAGACGCATAAAATTATCCAGCTCCGGCATAGGCTCGGCAGCTGTGTCAGTCATCGGTGCGTCTGTGGTTGTCATCGATACAGCTGCTGATGTATCACCAAAACGCTCTTGCAGTTGCCGGTGCTGATCATTCTGATCCGGCTTCAGCTGGTCAGTTCTAACTAAAAAATCGTAAAGTTCTCTTGCTGATTCCAGATTTGCTTCTGCCATCATCCCTCTTCTAAGCGGCGGAGCCGGTCATGAATGTTAGACTGTGATGCCAGGATAGCTGCCAGGCCGTGGCCGTAGTCAACCATCTTGCCCTGCGGTGTATCTTTGACAAATGATGCGCCCATCGGCGTCTTTTCTAAATCCTGCGCCATGACGCCAACAAAAATGCCAGGGTCAGAACCTGGTGCGTGCGGATCTTTGTATTCATATTGATAGGCATTCAGTGCATCCAAAAATCCCTCTACCTGGCTGTCAGCTGCGCGGATCTCACGTTTCATTCTGTAGTCAGATGAGGCTGCTGCAATAGTGGCGTATCCAGTAATTGCTGTGCCTATCAATTCTAATAGTGCGCCTTGTCTTGCAGTGTCAGCTTGTGACATACGCCACTGTCGGGTCAGCTCGGCAACATACCGCTGTGTTTCTGCATCCAGCTCTGCCAGATCCCGCTGCACCTCAAAACCCATTTCTGTCAAACTTGCCTGAAGCTCTGCTAAATCTACTTTTGTAATAAGTCCATAAAGAGCTTGCTGAGAGCTGAAATTGGCAAGGGCAAGAGTATCGTCTAAGGCCCTGCTTTGTAGTGCCAGCGTGGCGTTTGTGCGTGCTAATATGGTGTCTTTTTCCAAGTTTGCAAGTGCAGTTGCCAGGTCTAGTTTGCCCTGCTCCAATGCTTCTTTTTTCCGAGCATTAAGGTTGGCAATCTCAACATTAGTGCTGGCTGTTGCATCTGCAATGACACGCGCCAGGTTAGTTGATTGGATTGACAGCTGCCGGGCCTGTTCCAAGTCCGCATTTTTAAAAGCCGTTTGTCTGCGTGTTTCTAAGTTTGCCAGCTCCACCTGGGCCTGAATCGTGCCTTTGGTACGCAGCACTTCAATCAGTGCCTGCTCGGCTTGCTGTGCTTCTTGTGATCTTAGGATTGCGCCTTGACCTACAGCTGCCTGCTGTGTGTCTGCATATATTTGCCGGAGCTGCCGCAGTTTTGCAGGATCAATATCATTGCCTGCTTCCAAACTTAGCAGCTGTTTTAAATTGCGCTCTGTTGTTTGCGCCAGCTGCTGCTCTGCAACTGATGCAGTTTTACCATCAAGCCGGTCATTTATTTTTTGAGCCAGCTGATCAAAATCCTCGACTGCAGTGATGTCACCAATATTGATTGCTGTAATTTGATCAACAGTAACCTGGTCCGGGGTGTCTACAGCTGCCGTTGTGGGTGCAGTTGCTTCTGCAGTTTGTGCAATGGTTTGAGCAGCTGCGTCTGCTACCGGCACCGCTTCTACTGATTGCCTGGCAAATTCTTCAACCTCGCCGGGTGTCAGTGTAAATGCTTCTTCCCGGTCAAATGCGTACCGTGCAGACTCGTACATAGCCAACCGGGTTGCATTAGACAGCCTGCTATAACCCTCATCACCAATGGTTTGTATGATCTGCTGTGCGCCGTTTTCAGGGTTTGCCCGGATTGTGTTATTCAGGGCCTCGACATACAGCGGGATTTGCTCCCGTGCTTCATTGACTGCAACAGCTTTAGCATTATTGAAAGCCGTTTCTATTTCTGATTCTGGAAGATAGGTAAAACTCGGCAGCTGATTATTAGTTTTTAATAAACTAAAATTTGCGTCTGTAGTCAGATTATTAAATGACGTTGCTAGAGTTGCCCGCTCTGCATCAATTGCTGCGTTTGCTGCATCTCTTGCAGCTGCAGAATTGTATTCATTGCCTAGTTTGTCATAGTATTTTGGCGGCGGCGGAGGAGGTGGCGGAGTGTCGTTGTCGCGCTGTCTTTGTTTTTCTTGCTCATCCATCATGTCTTGGACACGCTGCTTTGGATCTCTTTCAAACTGCTTATCAATTGATGTTCTTTCTTTTTTTTCAGATTTAGATGATTCTAATCCGCCCCTAGATTGAGTTGACTGAGATTGACTTCCTGAGCTTGGTTTGTCACCAGGTCCGCCTCTTCCTTTTGCGTAACTTCTAATCGGCCCGCCAGCTGGACCCATGCCTTGCGTACCAGGTAATGCTTCCCCTGCTCCTCCAAGTGCTTTCAGCAGCTGCGCCTCGCCACTATTAATTGCAGCCAGGCCCTCACCACGCTCTTGTAAAATCTGCGCTAACCGTTGCAGATCCGCTTCATTCATCATTTGATTAATCATTTTACACCAATTTTTGCTGTGGCAATTTCATGCCGGTTGGCTTGATACCAACCTCTAGCATTAAATTGCTGATGCTGTAGCTTTGGCCAATTTCCGGCGCAGTAGATCCGCTGTCTTCACCGTCTTCAATGCTGAACCTGATTGACTCGCATTTTTGTTTTCCCAGGTTCATGCGGAATTGGTAGACGCCATCTGCCACCTCGCTGGTCCCGCCACCAAAAACTTCAGATCCAAACGGGTTTTCATCACCAAAATTTTGTATGCCGAGGTCACTGCTATAATTAAAATTATGGGTTTCTTGATATGATTGCTGATAATCAAAACCTACTTGGACTCGTAAATTGTGTTTGCTTTTGTAATCTCCTAACACAAATGCTTTGCGGCACCGCTGCAATCCTTGAATGTTATTGGTTTTGATCCAGGCTGTGGTTAACTTGAGCGGAAATCTGGCACCGTTGTCAGTATAGTTCAGGCTTTGCTGCCATACCTCGCCGTTGGTCCGCAAATATACATAGTTGCCAGTCTTAACCCACACTGTGGCACCACTACCCTGGTGATCTGAAAACGTACTCCACTTATTAAAAAAATAATCATAGACCAGGGTTGTGCCGTCACTGCTCAAAAACCGCACCTGGTTCTGGTCCTGCAGCAGCTCCGCGCTGGTTATGATCTGGTTATTGAATGCTTCTACTGGCGCACCTACATAAACCGTTTCCAGTGATCTGTTAAGTAAATAGATGCCTTTGTTAGATTGAAACATAATGCCCTGCGGGATCAGCACAATACTGCGCGGCTCGGAGCAGCCTGCGTCTGAAGTAATGAGTGCAGGATCTGAAAAATCATTTTGATCCCCGGTTGTGGTTGGTCCTGCGCCGGTCATGGCAAAAATACGGTCTTCTTCAAAAATAATTAGCTTTTCATCCATAGCCTGCAGACCAGTAATTTCTTTAGCTTCCGGCACTGTGATGGTAAACGTATCGCTGAAATCAATGGCGTTGTTGCCAATCTGCTGCTTGCTAAAATGCAGGACATTAGGATTTTCTGATGACACGGCAAACATACGTTGCCCAAAAGTGCCAAGCACTGAAATGGCAGGCGGGCTGATGTTTTCTAAAATGCCGCCAGTAGTATATAAATTTTCTTTGGCAACCAGGTTGGTGTCATTGATCGCACCGTTGTCTGCAAAACTGACTGTGTCTGCGCTGGTGTCGTTGGCTACTGTGCCAATCTTGTAATAGACCGTTCCTGCTGCAACTGTTCTGTAGACTTCTATGGTGACGTTTGCATGGTCTGTTATCCGCAGCGTTGGGATGGTGATGGTATTGATGGAACTGCCGCCGCCAGATGCTGCTTGGCTTTTTGCTACAGACGGCGCAGAGCGGTGTATGTGACCTTTTGCATCCTGGTAGACATAAATAACTTTGTATGAATAAGTCCCGTCTGCCAAAGATCCGCCACTGGTTGCTGTGCCGCTGGTGACGTTTTCCGGGAAAATATGAAAACCTAATTCATCAATAACCTGGCTGTCATACTGTGATAAAAATCCGCCGCCTAAAACCAGCACCTTGCCCAGCTCTTTATTTAAAAATGTCCTGCCACCTACAAAATCAGCTTTGATCCGGGCCAGACCTTTTAATCCATATATGTCATTGTCGCGAGATTCCAACCGGGTTGTAACCTGGACCGGCAGCTCAAATATACCTGATGAAATATTGATCCATGACGATGGCACGGGCCTGGTAGGCAATGCGCCTGCAGATGACTGTTTAAATTTAGCCAGTACCAGCCCGCTGCTGTCGATTAAAAAATAGGTAGGCTGCAAGCTAGATTCATGCAGCACAAAAATATAGCTGGTTCCGTTGTATAAAAATGGCCTGGATACTAACCCAACCGAGCGCATGACTACAGTGGCCGAGCCTATTGAGTCAGCACTGGTGTCATAGACCCGTAGATTCAGCAGATGGTTATATGTTTGAGCAGCACTGTGTTCATAGTAAACATCCAAATTGCCTGCACTGTTGTAGACCATGCCAATGCGCTTGATCTCTGTTGCATCCCCGCTGGCTGTGTTTGCCGTTGTGCTTAGATCCGTGTCGAGTCTAAAAACTTTTAATCCGCTGCTGTCGCTGTTTTTTGATACAGCTACATAAATATCTGTGGCTGTTGCCTTGTCTGCATAGATGCTGATTGCATCCTCCGGCTGCGTAGATATTGTTACAATATTAGGAAATCCGTTTGCCAAAGTTCCCTGTTCCCCGGAGCTGGTAATGTAGCAGACTTTCAATGTGCTGCTGTTGTCAGCGTAGGCCAAGACCGCGCTATCATCTGCTGTAGTATCGTATTGATGAACATCAAAAATGCTGATGCCAGTGCTGATGTCTGATGCTACTGATTTTGCTGCAGCAAAACTTTGCGGATTATCCGTATTAATTTGGCGTGATTTGATGATGCTTCCAGAAACTGTATCAACATATAACACAGTCAAATTTTTACCTTGAGCTACGCAGCGCGGTAATGTCCCGGAGTTAGTCAGCTGTACGTCTTCCAGAATAACAACATCATTGCCAGAATCTACAACACTGGCGCGGATTCCGCCGCTGGTATCCTCCCATGCGTAAACGATGACGCCGTTTGATTCTGCTGAATCTGTAGCGCTTTGTTCATTTTCATTTCTAATGATGTCTGCGCTGGTTGCATCAACGGACCTAAAACCGCCACGGTCAATCCATTTAGTTAATCCAGACGCGTAGCTATACAGTTTGTTTGATCCAAAAGCCAGCAGCTCATCTTCCAGGCTAGTTAATGCCTCGCCAGTTGGTAATGCTGTGCCGTCTAAAACCTCGGTTCCAAGTGCATCATATCCATATCGTTTTGTAACAACTGAGCCGCGAGTAAATACACCATTTTCTAGCTCAACTAAATTAGTAGGCAATACCAGCTTTTGATCAGTTTTTGTGTCAATTGATCCACTTAGATCAATCGGAACCATCGCTTTCTGTAGTGCCATTTTCCTGATCTTGAAGTGCTTGCCGGTAACCTAATAATCTTTGTTGTATTGCGTAATATTCATTAATTTTGTTTTGAACTTGAATTAGTTCAGCATCGATTTCTTCTAGTGTCTTCATTCAGGCTTTGGATTGTCTGATTTGACTTTAGCTACTGCATCCTTCCACGTTGTTGTCCCATTAACTTGATCCCAATATTGCATATCAAGCTGATCTTGAATGCTTGGGTATTGGGATGCTCTGTCTCGTTGGTATTGGTTTGCTTCGTATTCTGCTTGGAGTTCAGCTAGTTTTGCATTTACTTGTTCAAGAGTTGCAGGATTTTCTGGTGCATTTACCCATTCTATTTGTGAGTAGTCATCATCTCGTAAAATAAAAGAATTTTCTGGATGTAATGCATTAATAGCATTGGAAATATCAATCATCGTTGCACCTCCATAACTGTTAAATATCTTTTACCTATTTGAAGATTTTGGGTTTGATTAGGATTGTTTTCATTGTAATTAAAAGCATAAAAACCTACTGTAATATTTCCTGTTGCTATTGTGTCACCACTATATTCACCAACTAAAAGTGATCCTGACCAATCTTCGCCATAACTCGATGAAAAGCCATAAGCACCATAAAATGGGAATATACTGCCTTCGTAGCCTCTATTATTTCCTGAAGCATCGGGTACTACAAAAATACCTCCCCAACATCCTTTGTTTGACATTAATCCATCAATAGATTGACATCCAAACCAACCACTAAGCATTAAATCATTACCAGATGTAACATTTACAGTAACAGATGCTATTTTGGTATATACTCTAAAATTAGTATGAACATTTGTTATATTATCGGTATTAGTTGCTTGCCCACCAGTATTTGAAACAGTTAAGTTAGATGTAACTTGATCAGACCATACATTGACTATTGAACCCGAAGGTAAAGTCACATTACTTAGTGTCCCTGAATTAAGGTAAGTCGTAACCCCGTTGGCTGACTTTAGTTGGTCGGCTTGTATGATACTAGGCATGATTTTTATTCTGGTTTAGTGGGCCATTCAACCTCAGTTAGATTTCCATCCGACCATTTTGCATTTGGTGAATTTTTTGGAAGATCACGCAAGGCTTGTCGGTACTCTTTAAGTGCAGTTGCATCACTACCATTTTCTAGTGCTTTTATCATCTCCCAATCGGTTACACTAAGTAACAAATTTCTTTCTTTTCTTAGGTAATGTAGTGGATCTGATATGTTCATGTCTTCACCTCAAAAACTGTTAAAGTGCAATTTGCCCCACTACCTGCATAATTCAAATACCTTGTTGCAGGGCTGACAACTTCGCTGGCAAAATAAATAGTTTGATTGGCTGTATTAGATAATGTTCCGTTTACAACAAAACACGCAGTACAAGATTCAGGTATATATCTCCATTTACATTGAAGACCAGTAAGAACTGTTGCTCCATGGCTAGTATTCCCCTGACCTGCAGTGAATGAGCTGGTTTTATAGGCTAATGACATTGTGGCTGAACCAGTTGTTGTATTAGAATAAATTTCACCATAAGTAATTAGCCCCATCACTTTTGCGTTAGCTTGTATTATTTGCATACTTACAACTGGGCCAACTACTTCTGAAGTAGAACTAAACCCAACATCACCTGTAAAATTATACATACCACTATTAGCTTGCAAAATGTGACCACCAAAAGAACCAGAAGCGGGTCCGGGAAAAACAACTGAAGAACCTAAAGTCCCTGCACTTATCGTATTATTAAACGAAACATTCCCACTACTAATGGTAATCGCTTCGTTGTTAGAAGTGTCTCTAATACTGTTTACTTTCAGTTCGCTAGACATTATTCAGGATTAGTTTGGGATTTTAAGAAAGTCTGATAATTATCTTTTACTTCTTGTGTCATAACCGCATTGAATTGGGCTAATACTATTGGATCAGTTATTGTAGAAGCATCGTGATCTGGTTGAATGACGTAACGATGAAAGTTTTGTGATATTACTTGCCCATCTTCAAGCACCTGAATAGCTTCACGAACTTGTAGTACAAAGTGATCTTGTACTCGTACAGACTCAATTTTGTCTGTAATTGTTTCTTTAGTTAGTGTCATTAAGCAGCCTTATAAGAAATTTGAAAATGTATTTGTTTTCCATCTCCTAAAGTGGAAGTGGCATCACCATCATATATATTGAAATTAGTACCACTGACTAATAATCCATATTGTCTATGATGTTCATCTGCATTTTGAAACATCGTGCTTCCACCCCCTTGAGCATTTCCAACACTAGAATCGGCAGTGAATGGTAATCCTCCAATTGCGCTTGTAGTACCACCGCTACTTGCTATAATCCATCCTTGGATATGAATCATAGATCCAATTTTTACATAAACTCCAACTGATGAACTACTAACACCCGTGCCTGATGGAGTCCAAGTTCCTTCTTCGTAATCGTCTAGTAAATTACTTGATGGATTTCCAGAGGTTGCATAAGCAGAAAAATTAATACCTTTGTTCGCAGTAATTTTTATATTTTCCGCAAAAGTTGCTTCACCATTAGTGGCTACAGTAATACTTGCAGTCCCACCTTCATCTTTAATCGTTAATGCTTGACCTGAAGATGGTTGGATTGTGTTGTTAGTTACGACTGTCATACGATGACCAAAGTTCCGTGTACTGCCAATGACCCTGCACTGGCTTCTATGTCGATTAGATTGCCCATGTCATTTCCATGCGTGGTGCATTTATATCTGAGTTGCGGAGCAGACGCAGCAACCACAATAGTAATGATGCCTGTGCTTGATTGGTTGTCAGTTACTCCAGTGGTGTATGCTGATCCTGTGCTTGCATTAATAAATGAAATTGGATGAGTTGCGTAAGCAGGGTTACTAAAGTTGTAAGTGCTACCCTCAATCATCCTTAGTCTTGGGTTGTTGACTCCATCAATCACAAATATGTTTGTGCCATTGACTGATCCTATGGTCACCGTGTAGGTCAGAGTTTCTGCACCTATTGAGATTGGTCCTGCAATGGCAGCGTTTTCTCCTGCGCGGATTATGACATCATCGTTGATGGTGCTGGCATTTCGGAACATAAACTCGGTACTCATTCCGCCGGTTCCGCCTTTGGCAACGGTCTGCCCTCCTGCACGGATCTCAACCTCACCGCGTTGGGTCACTTGCGTGCCGTCCATGACTGCGCCAACTTTTTTCATTATGTACTTGCCTCATCTAATACAGACACATAGACCGCAACTGTTCCTGTGTCTACTGTTAAAGCTAGAGCATCACCACTTACTGCTACTATTTTGCCCTGAACTAATTCAACTGATCCACCCACTGGAATTTCAAGATTTTTAGCTATATCAGTGCCTGAAAGAGTAATGCCTATTTTAGATGTCTGCGTTGCGTGCGTATTGACGCAAAGAATTCCAACAATGACATCTGTAGAATTTGCCGTATAGACTGTTCCTGCAGATGTATATTCATATCTTTGAAATGTTGCCATAAGTCAGCCGAGTGCAATTGCAAAAATTATCGCTTGTGATTCAGCGTATTGTTTAGTCGCTGCTTGAAGTGCAGATGACGGGTCTGCATTAAGTGTGACGGTTCCTGCAAAAGTCGCATTAGCGCCTGACATCGTCAAAACAGTGGCGCCGCTGCTTTTGATGTCATTGCCGGTTACCGTCAAATCGCCGCCTATCGTTACATTGTCGCTGGTGTCCATAGTGATCGCAGTCCCACCGTCAGACGCCAGGATTTGGTTTCCTGTAACTTTTAATTTTGTCCCTACTGCAACAACTCCAGCGCCGTTCGGTGTCAGTGTGATATCACCGTCTGCACCGTCTGTCAGAGTAATATTCCCGGTTGTGCTGTTGCCGGTTTCCAGGACCAGGTCAAAGTTTCCGCTGCTGGAAAGTTTGCCAGTTGCTCCGCCGTTTCCAATAACAACTTCACCAGTGCCATGTGGCGAGAGTGTTATGTTAGAATTTGCGGCGCTGGTTGCGAGATCCAGCGTGGAGCTGCTGCTGAGATCAATCTGACCGGCAGATGCGGTGATGGATAAGTTGCCGCCTGCGTAGGATGTTGCCGTGGTCAGTACGGTTGCAGTTTCATTTGGTAGGGTCAGCTCGGCGGCGCTGCCGGTTGCTGTGTATTTGACAATAACATAATCAGTGGTTCCGCTACCGTCTGAAGAATATTTATAAAGCAGCATATCGGAGTGCGCCATCTTGGCGTATTCATTACCGCTTTGATTATGAAACCATGTAAACAGATCCTGGGCGCTGACATAGTTTGCTGCAGCCGGGCTGCTTAAATTTGTAATTGATCCGCCTGCATTTACAGATCCGCTTGCTGTCAGCTGCACCTGGTTACCACTCGGATCTCGATAGTACAGTTCCCCGCCTAACGCATACAAGGATCTGCTTTGGTCTGTAGGATGAGATCCCTGGTTTTCAAATGCTGCTTGTTTCAGCTCCAGCGCGTTGTTGCCATTAAACTCCAGGGCTGCATTGATGTTCATTGCAGCAGGCGTGATTCTTACGCCCTTGTTACTGGTATGATCATGGTTGTCAATTGCGTCTAAACTGGTGTTTAGATTAGTTGCCCAATCTGGTCCTGGCGTGACCGATACTGTCGATTTGACAATACTTGTTATATTTGTGCCTGCAGTCATCTTCTAAAAAAAGAAAAGGTCAACTGTTGTGGTGGCGCCTGCTTTTAGAATCACTTGCCGGTCAGGAAAATCATTGGTTGTGCTGGACACAAAAACCGAGGTGTCTGCGTCTTGTTTTGTTACAAAATAGCCAACCATATTTCTGCCAAGTCCGTGATCCACTAAAGTGTCAGATGTTGTCAATGCCACTCCTGTTTTATGGACGCCTGCAGAAAACGGCAGATCCAGCACTGGATTAAGTGCAGCCTTAATGTTTTTCTGTATGCGGTTAACTGAATCATCTTTAGATTGAACTTCAGTGAAGCTGGGCCTGCTCATGATTTGAGGGTATAGCTTACGCTTAAAGTTGCTCCCGATCCGCCGCTGGTATGGTCAAAGAAAATGCGGATGTACCTGGCAAACACAGTAGCAGTCAGCTCATTGTTTTCTGCGCCTGATATTGCTGTCGTTGCTGTTCCAGATCCATTAATGAAAGTAGAATTGTCATTGGAAAACTGGATGTAAATGTCACCAGCCGGGCTGTTGTTGCCGGTGTTTACTGCAACAAATGAAACCTGGCGGAATTGTGCAGCATCGATGGTGCTGCCAGTTACATCTCCAGAGATATCGCCGCCGCTTATATAGCTGGCGTCATTTCGGTATTGAACAGGGTTCATATCAATCTCTATAAATAGTTTTGGTAATCAAAATCGGTGTAATAGGTTGAGACATCTGTGACGCTAACCGGCTCACCCATGTCTCGCATCTCTGCAACTGCCAGGATGCGCTGCCGCACCTGGTCCTTACTGACCATGATTGCAGTAATGTCAGATTCTTCTTTAATCAGGCAATCCATTGCGGCGCATAAAATAACGTATTCATCCCATCCTGCGTAAAAATCCAAACGTGTTTCAATCGTTCCAAATGTTGTGGGATCTGATAGGCCGCTGCTGTCTAAGTCTGTGGTTACGGTGGCATCTCCTACGGCGCTGATCGTTTGATCAACATTGTAATTATCTGCATTGATGAAACCTACGCCGGTGATGGTGTCACCTACGACAAACCCGTGGTTTTTACCTACAGTCCACATGGTGCTGGTGCTGCGTGTTATGGCCGTCACCGTCTTTTCAATAAATTTTTTTGGCGTTGGGACATAAAACACAGTCAGAACATCATTGGTGCTAGGCTTTGGATTGATTGCTAGGACATTGCCCTGGAAACGGTAACGCATGGTCCGGCTCACAGAATATCTGCTGCCAACATTGCGCTGCGTAAAGTTATATCGGCGCAGTGGGATGGTATCCGAGCCAACGGTAAGATCCACCCCACGGCCTTTATAAAAATCAGATGGAAGATTGTAGGTTTTGGTCCCTGATACCAGCTGCACGGTGCTGCTTGATAGGAAATAATCCTCGGAGTTTGCTGATGTCACAATGAGATCATAAAGCTCCGCATATCCCCTATTGATGTAGCGCCGCATTTCATCGTCAGTCACAAACTGACTGTTTTCCATGTCAGCCCGTTGCCGGGCTAACAGGCGCAGGGTACTCAGAGAAACAAAATCTGTCATGAATAACTCATGTAGATTCCATGAATGGATTCCAGAATGCTCTGGGTGTTTCCAGATTTCACAGCACTCATCAGCTCTTCAGCCATTTCATGCTGCTCATCGGAATATTCCATTTCCATTTCTTCCATTTCACTATCCATTTCATCCATGCCGCCATACATATCATCCGAGGATTTTTTCCCCTTCATGATCATGACGGCAGTTTCTTTAGGTCCATACATATCCCCTCCTATTTAGTTAGGGAGGTGTTCCGTAAAAGAAGAACAAAATGAACATGATTGTGAGCGTGCGCTGCAATGTCCGTAGCTACCGGGGCAGCTGTGCTGGACGTTGACAATGCAGTAAACACAATCGTCTTGTTAGTGGTTACATCATGGGCGCCGGTAATCTGCATAAACGTAGCAGCGGCAGTGTTTAATGCGGCTGTTGCCTGTGCGGAAATCAATCCGGGATATGACTCGTCTAGGGTGACGGTGTATTGCCCGGTGCCTGTCCGCTCGACAGTGAAGCCTGTGCCTACGTTTGCATCGTTTGAAATCGCGCTGGAACCATTCGGCTTGAAGGTTCCAGCAATGATTTTCATTGACGGCTGCGCGGCTTGTACCCCGTAAAAAATTTTACTAGCCATCAGATCCTCCTATTAAGATGGGAGGGTGATCACACAATTGTATCCGGGTGCTTCACAGGCCATGTTGGCGTAGCTGTGGACCCTAACTTCTACGCCATCGTCAGAAGACTGGCGGAGAACTCGGTTTCCATCCAACTCGGTCAGCTGAACCATCGGACCAATTGACATAAGGCTCCAGGTATCCATTTGCAGCAAATATGCAGTCCCGCTGGGGCATGATTTATCCGGCACAACTTGGACCACTCCGTGCGGGGCAAAGAATTCCAGGCTGCGGTATCCGCTGATGGAATCATTTTGCTGCACTTGGCGGTTGACCTGGGCGTTCATGGTTTTTTCCAGATTCACAAAATCTGCAAAGCTGCAGAACATATAATCTGGCTTTCCACCTTCTCTGGCTGTCAGAGCTGCGCCCTCGATGATGGCCTCAGTGATGGTATCTGAAGAACCATCATAACGCTGGCCAGCAAGACGGGTGGCATCGGTGCTGCGGTCTTGTCCAAAAAAGGAATCTCCGCCGCTTGGTGCTGTTGCAGGCAACCATCCTTCAAGGCCGGTCAGCAGCCCATCGTAATCACCTTGCATATAAATAAAATCGTTTGCAGCAACGCCGGACCCGCCTGCAATGGCACTCAAAGCATCGACTGTTAAGGTGCCGGTGCTGCGGTTGATTGCAGTGATGGTGACGCTACCTGATTTTAATGATCCACCACTTTTGGTTGCACTAAAAACTAACTCCATCCCAACCTCAAAATTGACAACATCGTTGCTATTTTTAAGGACCAGGCTGGTGCTGGTTACAGATGCGTTGCACTGTCCAATAGCTCCAGATCCATCACGGAAAAGCGCGGTAGCGACACTGTCACCAACCGAGCGCAATACACCGTCAATCTCTGTGGTCATCGCATTAAGGAAACTAAACCGATCCCCTTCTGATGCAGCTACGGCCTCGCCTGAAATTGTGGCTACTCCGTACCGGGTCTTCCTGGTCATCAGGAATTCACCGATCTTAGACGCAGATGCGTTGGATTGTGCTGTGGAAAAAGTTGCAGATACGCCTTGCGGGCGTGTGAAGTAAACAGGCACTGGTGCATTTTTACCTCTAAAACTCTCATCCTTAGGGATTAGCTCCATAAATGGATGCGAGTCATACACTACTTTGCGGACCTCATCAGGCCGATAGTATTGCTTTAGGGCATTGTTCCAGGCCGTAACAGTTGTGGCTGTGGCCATAAGATACTCCTATAGAACATGATTAGCCTCTCACGCTTGTGTCAAACACAGCTAGGGCCTCCTCCAGCCGTTCACGCTTAGTGCGTGGTCCAGCCTTTGGTGCCGGTTGAGAAGCGGAAACTTTATTTCTTAAAGTTCTCGTTCTTGTCCTTTGAGAATCTGATGGCGTATCCTTAGTTTTGCCAGCATCAGTCTGGCCAAGCAGCTTCTTAATCTTGCTGGCAGAAACCAGCTGTTTTGTCTGCTGCTCATAGAAATCTTCAACATCTTGTAAGATTTCATGTTCCGGCTTTACGGTGCCGGATTCCGTAGCTACGATTTTCTGCATTTCTAAAATCGTAGGCCAGGCGTTGTCCCATTGTGCGCGTACCAGCTCAAAACGGTCATCAGTGTCTACAATGTTTTTGAGTTTGCCCACATAGGAATCAATCTCTTTTTGTTTCTCCATCTGTTCCAGCTTTGCCAGGCGCTGCTCGATTTCTGGAGAAACCTCTTTCTGTGTCTGTTTTGCTTGTGGCTTGCCGTCTTGCAGCACCTGGTTGGTAGCATCCTGGTAATTCCATCCAAGTTTGTTCATCGCTCCCAGCATATCGCCGGAATCTGCTGCTTCTTTTGCCTGCTGAAAGACCTTCAGCTCATCTTTTAACTGCGTCAGCTGCTGCCGCTCGGACTGCAGTTTTCTTTCTTTTGCAGCCACCTTTGAAAACGCTCGACTGACTCGCGGCTGCTCTGTTTCTGGTTCTGGTTCAGCGGCATCATCCGCTGCAATCTCAGGATCTGCTGCTTGCGCTTCAGGCTCAACTTCATCCACAACTGATTCATCCACTGTTTCAGTTTCATCAACCTCCTGGACTTCAATTTTTCCTTTGCTTTCTAGCCAGGCAACCATGTCCTGGTCTAGCTGCTCGGTTTCTGTGGATTCTACTTCTTGAACTTCTGCTTCACTCATACTGGCAATCCTTCAGTCATTGGTTCCGGCACCGCAGGCCCTGCTCCCACATTTGGCAGTAGAGGAGTGCTGCCTTCAGCCGGTGGCGCCGGAGTTTCTGTTCCTGTTTGCGCCGGGGTTTCTACTGTTTCAGCTTGCGCTCCCGGTAGCGGCTGCTGGGCCGCCGCCATCAAGGCATCGCATTCATCTATAAATTGCAACATTAAAGTCAATTTTCCTAATTCCAGCCCGTCCTGCTGTGCTTCCAGGTACGCAATCGTCATGCGTTCCTTGGCAAACGCCAGATCCATCAGCGGCTCCGGGGCATGGTATATGTTGCTGTCAATGATCTCGGAAATCCTCCACTCAACATCACGCTCCAGGGCGTCATACATACTGGTGACTGATTGCAAATCAGGAAAATCAAGCAACCGCACAATATGCTCCCGGCTGTTGATCACGCCGGTCTGCATCAGCTCAGTAACTGCTGCAAGCCTGCCTGCTGGGGTGCTGGGCAGCAGGCTGACTGGATAGGCTTGCAGGACAAAATCATTCTGTGCCATGTCGATATCTTTAAAATCCAGCTCCTCCAGGCTCATGGCCTTGATCCCTTTGACCGGGAAAGATCCAGATTCTTCAACAATCTCACGCGCAAGGTCCATGAACCATTCTGCTGCTTGCATAAATGCGTCTTCATATCGCTGGGCTACATTCATGAAACGCTCAGTTTCTATGTCATGATACACTCTCAATGCGGCGCCGCTTTCTAGTCCAGCAGGCTTTTTACCAGATGCAGATAATTCAGAAACGCCTGCAATCTCATAGGCGCGTTGATACAGCCGGTCCATGTGTGCATAGACTTCCGGGTGCATGGCCTGCGGCGTGTAGGTGACTGGCGGCTGGCCTACATAGTTGATGATGCAACCTGGTTGGTTTCTGATATGGGAGTCAACAACGCGAGATCCGGCCTGGACAAAAACCCACGGCACGGACAGCAAGTGCATCGATTGCTGAATGCGTAGCGCCAGCTTATTGATCTCAAACTGGATACTCTTCAGCTGCTCCGCCAGGCTTACCCCTGAGAAACCAAGCACCGAGTCACCCCAGCGCAGGAACACAAACGGATATTTGTTGTAGGTGTACTGCTCTGACATCAGCACCAGGTTATCCATTGTGATTGCGTGCATACCGTCATCGGCCCCAGTGATTGATGGCAGATGCCAGGATTCTGCAACCTCTACCATCTTGGCGTCATGACCTTCTTGGCCCATGTATGATGATTCATCTCCGTGCGCGTAATATCGGATCTCCTGTTCTTTTTCTGGAAACTGCAGGACCAGCTGCTCCACCGGGATCTCTTTCACCTGGTGCAAACTCGGCGGCGTTTCCATGTAAAGACTGGCATTGATATCCCAGTACAGTTCATTTGGAAAAACGCGCTCCACAAAAATATCATTTCCATCACGCCCAACCTTAAGAGCAGCAACATCAAACACGCAGCTGTCCAGGAATATTTTAGGCATCAGATTAAACAGCCCGGATTGGTGGAAGATGCCTTCCATGACATCAGTCAGACGCCTGGCACGTTGGCGGAGCTTGTAATCTCCGCGCCGTGTTAGGTACATCGGCTTGGGCTTGGCCTTGCCAATCCGGGAAACGAGCGTGTCTACTATGTTACCTATGACATTCAAACGCATACGGAAGTCTTCACCAATTGGCATTCCCATACGCTGGCTTGGGTCAAACCGATCCAGCCGGTTGTATTCCCGCTGCGTATACATCCGCAGCATATCCAGGTTCATGGTCCTGCGTCCCATGTGATCATCCTGCATCTCATGAATGGTTTCTGAGAGCAGATTTCCGATTTCCTCCTCGTTATCCGTTTGCCACCAGTACATAGTCAGAATTGTTCAAATTGTTGTTTTAGTTCCTGCTCGGTTGGCTGCTGCTGCAGACGCGGCATCAGATCCGGCAGTTCCTGGTAAAATTTAACCTTGATGCCTTGCCCTTCAAACTCGGCAACGCGGTGCTGGGCCAGGTATGCCACCAGCTCCTCGACATCTTTCTTGTCAGGTTTACGCTGCAACAGGCGTCCTCCCCATGATCTGTGGCGCTTGTAATCTTGCCATCTGCTCATTTTTTCTTCTCATTGGTTTTTCTAGTTGGGTCAAAAAATCGTCAGATTCTGGATTGAACAAACCTATATTTCCTTGTGCTGATTTAATCTGTTTAGGATTGAAAACAACAACCTCGCCGCCGCCTACGATAGCGTCAAATCCTGCTTCCTGTGCAAGTTCTGACATATCAATCCCTAAAAATTCTGCATAGTTTGTGATGCGCTGTGAAAATCCTATTTTATTTTCAGGATCATTTTTTATAGTTCTTAATCTTTCAAACATTTCTTCTGCTTTTTCTTTTGTAAGATTGTGGCTGGTGTAGGTCATGGCCTGATTAAAACCTTCTTCCAGCTGATCAATCATTTCATCAGTCAGTTTTCCAGGATTTAAATTTAATGGTTTTTTGATTGATAAATAAAACGGCATGATTTCTGGTGCAAAGGTTTTTTCATCCATCTGCACAACTGCCATCTGATCTGCATACTGGTCTTCTGCAAATTGTTTTAAACCTGCAGCAGTTTTTGGATAATCCGATTCATAAAATTCAGAATCATCCATTGTGTATTCATCAATTTGTTCTGTAAGTTCATCAGAACCAATCTGGGAGGGATCTGCAAAAACTTTGGCAACAGGCCCGCTTTCATCCTGTGCTGCCAGCATCTCATCAGTAGATTCTGCATAACGCTCTGCACTTTGCGGCTTTGGCGTAAAGTAAAATCCTTTTCCTAAATATCCATGATCGCGCAAACCTTGTTTGTCAGGGTCAAATCGGGTGCCTTGAAAATTAGGTGAGCCATGATAAAAAATCATGGGATCAGTAATATTTAAATCTTCTGCTGTGCTGGTACCAAAACGGTTGTTGTAAATTTGTTCTGGCCCTATGGTGATGTTGAAATCACCTTCCTTTTCATCATAAAACAATTCAAAGGTAGCAGCAGACGGAGTATCACCAGCCTGGTTCTTTTCAAAGTCCCAGTTCCACCAGCGATCAAAATTGTGTTTGCGTTTTGCAGAATCAAGGATGGGGTTTTGAATCTGACGCGCAGATTCATAATCTTTTAACGCGTCTTTTAATACTGATTCATCACCAAAGATGTTTTCACCAGCATCACCTGGTAAGACTAGGCGTCTTCTTTCCGGGATTGCTCTGGAGAAGTCTTTTGTATCGGGAATCCCTTGCTGTCCACCAGTTCTGAGACTTGCCTGGCCGAGACTATTCCTAAGGAAGGCTTCAAATTCTGGCCGGTGACGATCTCGTATGGAGTCGGCGAGGGCTTGTCCCCCGGTTTCGGAAATCCTTTGTAAGTGACTTTTGCCATCAGGGTTTTGTGTCCAGTCGTTTTGATTATAACGTATGTTAACATCAACCGGGTTTATAGTAAAGTTTGCATCCCCTGGAAAAACATTGTCAATGGTTGTTCCGAGTGCATCTGCATTTTCATCTATATAATCCCGTAATTTTTGTTTTGATTTAAACGGACTAAATTCAAATGGAACGATAACTCTAATGCCTGGTTTTCCATCGCGTATGATTGGCTGATATCCCTGGAAAACTTCAGGATTAAATTGATTAATTTTATTCCAAACATTAATGAGATTTGCACCTTTTGTGATACGGTCAGAATCTTCTTCTAGTATATCAACAGCTACGCCATTAGCTTGCGCTGACCCAGTGGTGACTTGTTTGACAGCCCAAACTTCAGTCTGCTGCGCCAGGTATCCAACAATGTTGGCATACAGATCTGCACCTTCTGGGGTGGATAGCAGTGTTTCCACCATTGCTGGTGATGGAGGATAATTTTGCCATCCACCTGAACCATGCACGCGGCCTACATTCAACGTGCCTGCCAGCTCATTGGCTCGATCACCAACCCATGCCATAGCCTCGCGGGTGACTCGGTACTGTTCTTCTGCAGAAAGATTGGCAAATTCTGGAAACTGCTCATTGTATGGTGCGCCCTCGCCAAAACTCAGCTCTGCACTGACGCGCTGAATATTTCTTTCTATCGCTTCAGGAACATCCTGGCCTTGTGCGCCATATAATCGTGACAATGCAATCCATCCTATGGCCTGGACATCAGGCGGCTGCAGTTCACCCAGTCCAAGCTTGTCACCATATCCCATTTTATTCAGTTGAGCTGTCAATGAACGCCCGGCATCTGCTGCAGCCTCGTACTGTGTTTCTTGTGGTGCGCCTACGGGTTGATCTACCTGGATGGTAAAACCTTTTGGGATAACATAGTTTTCTTCCAGGAATTTTTTGTAGGTATCATCAACATATCCCATGTCACGGAAGCTGTGGACATCAACCACAAATGGTTTCCCGGCACCAGGATCATTGGCATAAAATGTCCGGGTTGGGTTCTGCATTGCAGAATCGTAAAAATCGTATATTTTTTGCCCTGCGCCGCCGGTGACTTGCTCACCTTTGGCAATCTGGTACAGCGGTGCGTCTTGCTGTCCTGATTTACGCCGATCCTCAAATTTTACCCCACGCCGGGCCTGTTCACGCTGCCGTAGGTAGGACATGAGTGCAGCTGCAGGCGATTTTTGCTGTGATCCTACTAAAAATCCTGATTCAATCTCTGGAGTGTCTGCTGGACCTACAGTTCTGAGAAAAGGCTGCAACATTTTGCCGGATCGGTACCATTTTGCAGCATCTGCAATCTCTTCATCCGTTAAAATACTCTCTACCCGTCCAATCCAGTCATTAACTTTCTGTTTTCCTATCCTGACCGGCGGCAGCATAACCCCAGGCTTGGGTTTTAACAAAATACTTTTGTTTTTTGGCGCTCCTGCAGTCGGATTTTTCTTTTTTCTGCCCTGTTTGCGCTTTGCACGCTCCTGAGATCCAGGTGGCGCCGTCAAAACTTGCTTAAAATCGGTTAATTCTTCAGGCACCTCCATAAACATGGAAGAAATGAGGCTGCCACGGTCTTTTTCTGTGCTTGATGGTGACCCAGCAGGCAGGGTCATGGGCTTGATCGTAGGTGCTTGGGCCTCTTCTGGGTCCATCAGCTCCGTAATCGCAGCACCAGGCTTGCCTAAAATCCTCCTGGCAGTTTGCTGTGCGTTGATACCCGGCAAAACACCGCTCATGGGCGGCGTCATGCCAGTATCTTGCTGTGTACCTATGCCTGGAAAATTTAAATCCTGCTCTTCAGCCATTACTTTTTCTTAGCAGTCTTGGCGGAACGCCGGAACGCAGCAGCTGTCGGAGCGCCCTTGCTCCCCGGCTTACGGCGCCGTTTGGTTTTACCAGCACCAAGCCGCTTCAAGTTGATATTGCGATACAAACCAGGTTTCTGACGCTTCAGTTTGCGGATCTTGGCCGCCTTAGACATTTTCTTTTTCATAAATCACCATGATCTGCAGGCCCAATACCTGGCTTTGGTCTTAGGGCCTGGGGTTGAGCAGCGGTGCCTCTTTCTAAAATTGGCCCGTGCCTTAGGATTAGATTTGCGATTCCGCATTTTGGGATCTCCAAACCTAACAATTTTGACCTTGTCACCATCTTTGACATAAACCTTGAACGCCTTGCGCTCACCGCTGGTGCGGATTGGCTTGTTCAATGGCACTTTCTTG